GGTCTTTGAAATACATTAGGCGGGGGCCGTGAACCACGGAGCAAGGATATCAGCTCCTCAATCAATTCCGTCGTTCTACTTTGAGAAGGTGGTTCAAAGGGTTCTGGTAAAAGATTACCGCCACCGCCGTCTTCCTCACCCATAGCTAGAGTGGTGGGACCAAAACTAGGAGGGAGTGTTTCTCCTGGACCAGACGCAGGAGGGAGAGGCCTGTTACCATCCTCTTCTCCAACAGCCATAGTCGTAAAATTATTGCCGCCATCCTCTTCTCCAACAGCTGCTGTCGTATCCATAGGTGGCTCAAAACCACCACCGTGTTCTCCAACAGCCATCGTCGTAAAATTGCTGATGCCGCTAGGGGGGCCATCGTCAATAATTAAAGGAGGAGGCATCATGTCCCCTTCTTGCTCACCCATAGCTTGCGTCAACATACTACCATTAATTAAGCCCTGACCTGGTTCCACTGTATTTGGTAGAAGACTAGACATAGGAGGAGGTCCGCTACCATCCTCTTCACCAACAGCCATCGTCGTAAAATTGTTGCCGCCGCTAATGGGACCAAAGTCAGTAAAGCCACCGTCACCGTTTTCTCCGACAGCCATCGTCGTAGCTAGGTTGCCACCAAAACCAGGGATCATGCCGCCGCTGGCATCTTCGCCAAGAGCACGGGTTATTACTGTCGTTGAATTTTCTATACCAGGAGCTTTACCGCCGCCGCCGTCTTCTCCAACTTCCCTCGTCGTGGGACCCGCACCAATAACACCTTGATCACCTAAAGAAGCACGACTACGATACGATCCAAACATAATCTACAAATTCCCCAACTGGCTATAAATGCTCCTGGCTATCGCGCCATCCGCAACTTGATCAAATGCAACAAACATAGGCATAGTATTAATCTCTAAAAAAGTTTCGTCAATAAAATCCGCAGCTCCAAACGTCAAACCCAACTCAAACATCACACGTCGCGTTTTCTCCACTATAGCATCAGAGATCTCAGAAATAAATAGAGAAGGTTCAGGGTCGTCACGATAATCTAAATAATCCGACCTCAATCCAAAACAAAATGCATCATCCCCTATAATAAATAACCGCTTGTTCAAACCAATAACACGATCCTGAACAATCATAGGAACCAAGGACCGTGAACCACGAACCACATGAGCACCACCCGTAACAGGCTTTAATATACTATCCTCACGCTGCGTCCCTAACCCCGCCTCCGTGTAAGGAACCTCCAAACCAGCACGCTTGGCAACCATCAAATTGTGTAACTTAAAAGGAACCTCGCCACGATAATCAGAATTATACCGCGCAATATTCCCATGCGACTCCACATAATTCCGCATAATATAAAAATTGTTGTACTTAACATGCGTATTAGGTTCAAACACATTCGCACGCCCAAAATAAGAATCAAAAATACAAGAAACACCATCAACAAACAACGCATCTTGGTCCAAGTCCCAATGAATCACCGAACCCTGGTCAACAAATATATCAAAATAAGGAACAAGAACCTCTATGTTAGGATCAGAACGCTGACCAAATAATAATGATGCCATGATAATGCTCCTCGGTACAGGGATCATGGACCATGAACAACCAGAATGCAAGTAAACCCAAATGAAAAAACATGGCGAATAATTTTGTGGGCTGGTTGTTCTCTGCTTGTGACCCAATGAAAATATTCCCGAATGATTTTACAATACTAGTATAATAAGACCAAATGCACAGATACCCTAGCCAAATAGGGGGGGAAGGGGGTCGCGAAGCACGCACCAGGATCCGGATAGATTGCACCAAGTAACCCCTAACTTAGATTAGTTACGTAGCGTCACTTGATTGTTACTTGTGATTTACTTGTTGACAATAGGCAAGTTAAATATTATTGATAGTATATCAATAACAAAAAAAGGAAATAGGACAATGACAATCACAAGTTTACACAAGCAAGTTACTGAAGCAACAAAGACTAACATTAATAGTCGTTCAACATTCTGGTACAAATCTACATTTGCGATTCTTAAAGAGATTAAAAGAGAAGTAGATTTTAAGATCAAATACTATGAGAATGAAGCGATTCAAAATGATGTAGCTTATCATAAAGAATCCGAAGTTAGGACAATACCTTCAAAAGATAGAGATTACTATCTGATTGAAGCTATGGGACATGAAGCCTTTGAAAAGCTAAAGGTCGTATCAATTAGATCTAAGTTTACTTACTATTGATTAATCGGTTAGGTGCCCAGCTTCGGTTGGGCATCATTCCGATGTATCGTAAACATCGTAACTATAAAAAGGAAATAGGACAATGAAACACTGGGAAATAGAATATAAAGATGAATACTTACGTATCGAATGGAATGAAGCAGCGACCTTCAACCTACAAACCCCTATAGGCGGGCAATGGGTCGATTATCATTGCTTCACTTGTTATGACATTAACAGTGATCAAGAAGCTCTTGAACACGCTATGGAAGTATTAACCGAGGGCTATACGGAAGCCTTGGATAACCGAGGAAGATGATGATTAGAGATATTATAGCCGGACTAGCGATGATGATTATCATTGTTAGTCTAACCTTCATCATGCTGCTGTTAGGATAAACCAGGCCGCAGAGCCGCAGAGCCGCAGACCTGGCGCCAAGGATCACAAAGAATCCGGCGCCAGGTTATAGACCAGGAAAAGAATATTAATTAATTACTTGTGGCCTAGTTGTTTATAGTCTATAACTAAAGCATAACAATAAAAGGAATAGGAAAAAATGAAACAGAAATTTGAAGAAGCGTTCGAAGTAATAAAAGATCTCTACATGTTTATGCATGAAGATGATGAAGCGCTGCATTTTAAACATAGATTCACGCGTCAATATATAAAGATTCAAAAATGAAAAGCGGAATCTTATACAAAGGCCCGTCAGAAATTGACGGGCTGCCTATTGTTGCAATTGCGACTTATTCCAATCGCAACACTAAAACCGGGCAAGTTGTCCAAACTTATATATTAAGAGAAGATATAAACCCATTAGAAGCTAGTAAAACGGGCCAGGACTACAGTATTTGTGGCGATTGTCCCATGCGTGGCAAGGTTACGACGGATCCAAAACGAAAAATTGCTAAAGAGCGTGAATGCTATGTGAATCTAGGACAAGGTGTTTTAATCGTTTGGAAAGCTTACAAGCGTGGCGTTTATCCAGAGGCAAGTAATTGTAGATCCGAGCTAGGCAAGGATAAATTTGTTAGGATCGGGACCTATGGTGATCCGGCTGCTGTCCCTGGTATTGTTTGGACTCAGTTATTAGAGAACGCGACAACGTGGACAGCGTACACACATCAAAAACCTTGGCGCCCGGACATAGCAATGCAAAGCGCGGACACTTACGACGAAGCGAAAAACCATTGGTCCGAATCTAGGCGCACATTTAGAGTCATTCAAAACGTTAACGACCTGGACAAAAGAAACGAGATACTTTGCCCAGCATCAAAAGAAGCTGGTCGACGCGTTCAATGTGCAGCGTGCAAATTATGCAAGGGATCACTGAAAGCAAAGTCTATTGCAATTGTTCAACATTAATATAAAGTTAACCAGGCGTGTAGTTTGTCCTATTCCGCACGCCTATCCTTGGCCGGGGCCTTCGGGTCTCGGTCCTTTTAAATAGGACAAAGGCGCAGAGCCGCAGAGCTACAAGGACGCAGAGCGATAATGATCGATAAGACGAGGGCGCAGAGCCGCAAAGCAGGACTCAAGGTCCATGAACCTAGCACCAGGGTCGCAAAGCACCCCTTTTTCCAGTAAATCGACCCCTTTTTCCCCTCCAAACAAATATATGTCCTTGGGGGATGGACCCCTAACCAAGAAGAAACTAAGCCCTCCACGAGCGTGATATGCCATGTGCCAAGCGATTTGATGAGGGGAGACATTTATTGCGTATTTTTTCGTTACCTTCAGCTCTAACCAGAAAGGAAGACCATCCCAAACAGCGTGAACGTCCGGAACACCGCCTCCATGTTTGTTCTCAATACGTGTAGCAAATACTTTATTCGGCAGGTTTGCTCGGACTGTTTTCCAAAACCTTGCCTCTGGACCTTGGCTCATTTGTTACATCCTTAAAGTCACCTTCAAGCATGAATGCTTGTGGATATTTCTTCTGCAAGTCAGCGAGTCTAGCAACTATTTCATCCCTCGAAAGCTGATCCATTGTGTTGATGTTTTCGCGTCTATCAATAGTCAAACCACCCAGTGCCGAGCGGATCTTTTCAGCGTTAATCGCGGCAGAAAATTGGCCTGCATCCTCTGCTCCAAGTGATAGTTTGTGTAGTCTTTCGAGTTGTCCTAGCGTAGTCACTGCATAAC